ACGGTTGTTAGTAGAGGTAACCCAATTACAAAAGGCTTCCCAGTTATTTAGTTTTTGTGGTCTTGAAAGTACGGCGGTCATTTAAATAGTGCATTGTGTTTCTTGTAACAAGTAAGTAAGACCAGTTTAAAGCCGTGGCCGGCTAGAGCTAGGGGAGGAATTGCACCTCCCTTATTCTATTTAGCTATTTTTTCTTGGCGGTTTTAGCTGAACGTTTGAAGTTAGCTTTAGTAGGAGCACCTGCAGATCCAGGCTTCCTCATCTTCTCTCCACTACCAGCAGCAATACGTTTGCGCTTAGCGTGGATGTTTGCATAGAGACCAGGTTTAGCCATTACTTTTTCTTGGTAGGTGGACGACCTTTCTTTGTACCGTACGTTCCTTTACCTTGTGGCATTACCAAACTCCAGGGATAAGTTGACCTGTTAGTGCGTATGCACCTAGTGCTGCGATGACACCTAGCATTGCCAGGCGACCGTTCAGCTTCTCAGCATTTTCGTTATGAAACACGGCGTTATCTTTGATGTACATTTTTGGTTCAGTTGGCCAGATCTGTGTATCGTTCATCAGAAGTTGTACTTCAGACCTGCCTTAGTTCCGTAGCTAGTTGTATCACCAGTCAGGAAAGACACCTCTCCATATACGGATAGTGCATCACTGATTCCATATGAGCCGCCGGCTTTACCAGACAGTTCGATGTCACCATCAGCATTATCAGGAGCCAGCAGGGCAGGTCCTCCCTGCACATACCAGTTAGCACCTTCGTAACCAACGTGTACATCTGTTGCAGAGCCTGTGTAATCAGATCCAAAGAATCCGGAGTTGACTTCTACATTCGCGTAAGGTCCGGCGTGTGCTGCACCAGCAGCAGAGATCAAGAGGCCAGTAATAATAATAGATTTCATGTTAAGTAAGTAAGGGGTGTAAATTAAAAGTTGAGATCTGAACGATCAAGTTTTTCTAGCAAGTCATTACGATATGCAGGATCTGATTCGTAACGTGAATCACTCATTGCCGCGACAAGTTCTGCCTGGCTACGGAATACATCAGAGGAGCTAGCGTTGGCAGACTTGCCAGATAGCATCCTGCCTTCGTATCCATTAGAAGAATCGTATTGAGCCTTTAGACCATTAACCATCATTTGAATAACATTAGAATTTCCGGTTGCGATGATGTTGTCAAAGGCATCAACTTGATCAGGAGTCAGGTTGTCACCAGCCCACTGCATAACATTGTCATAAGCACGATCACCACCAACAGAGTTTTTGATGGCATTCACTTCAGACTCACTAAGTTCAGCAGTCTCAGCTTGAGGTGCATTAGCTTGCATATCAACGTAAGCTTGCACAATATCTTGACTACTCATTTCTGAGAATTTAGACATCATCTCTTCAGACAACTTTCCATTCTCTGCATACTCTGTAGATGCATTGGTGATTAAGGATTGAGCAGGAGAAATTTCTGGCTCAGATTCATCAACCTGCTCATCAGCAGGCTCACCAGCTTCCTCTTCTGTATCTCCCAACTTTTTCTGTAGTTCGATGTAAGCCTTCTCAAGCTCTTCAGCATTGGTGTATTTACCAGCCAGTAACTGCTCTTGTTCTTCTTCTAGTTGCTCTCCTATCTGAAGTGATTCTTGCTCATCAGGAGTCAGTACTTCAGCTTCAGGGGTGTTGTCGTAGGTTAGAGTTTCTGCCATTATTCAGTAGGTTGTTCTTCAGGTTCACCCATCATGGCTTGTTCAGCCATTGGTGATTTAGATAGTTGACCAGCTTGATCGACAAGTGATTGTCCGAGCTGATCTTGTTGTTGTTGCTGCATCTCTTGGTTAAGTTGCTCTTCACTCTTAATAAGATTGAGTGCATCAATACCTTGTGCAGCAGCTAGTCTTTTGACAACTTCAGAAGGGTTGATATATTTCATCAAAGCTTCCGGACCTAAGGTCTGAGCAATGGTGCCCATAAAGTTGGCAAGGCTTTCACGGTCTTGACCACGACCCAAAGCATTTACACCAGCCACAATCTGTGGACGTACAAACTCTTTAGGGATCTTTGGTAGCTGACCATTACGTTGCAGGACAAGCATGATCCTGTTCAGGTACGGAACAAGGAACTCAACAGTCAGCAAACTAAAGAGTCCACCTAGTTGTTGTTCTAGTTCAAGCTGAGTGAGGCGTACCTCTTCAGCCGTTGTTCGTTCTGATTGTCTGATGTTGAGTTGAAGGAATGCTTCACCAACACGACGTTCAATTTGCTGTGCCAAGTTGGCAGCAGTTGCAAAGTCAGCAGTCTTACCAACCTGTACAACTGATACATCATCAGGTCTGCCCTGGATGATTGCACCGTTACCAGCCTTAGCAAGCGTTGCTGGTTTAGTAGTACTTGATGGAGATACCATGAACACTACCTTTGCTGCTGCTGCAGAGCCTTCGATCAGTGCCTGGCTAAGTGCATCAAGTGCACGATAGTCACCAAGGAATTCCTCTACCCTGCCTCGTCCATAGTCCTCACCATCAACAGTGTTGAAGCGGAGGGGTAACCAAGGGCTGGCATTCTTAGGAGCAGTACTACGACTGCCTGGAATCACTTTGTCAAAGACTTCTTGATGCCATACCCATCGTCCATTATCTAGACGTACATAGGTATAGACATCGACATCATCATCTTTAGACTCAGAGTCATCTACAACACGCTTGGAGTCAGTAGCAATATCTCCTAGCAGCTCTTTACTAATCATTTCTTTAGTGACGATCTCAATCACACTCCCGTTACCGTCGCGGTTGACCACGAAGCGGTTTAGTGGAAAGTTCTTTAGACCATCTTTGCCCATAAAGATAAGGGCGTTGCCACCAACAATCAGATGTTTGATTGCTTGATGGACTACTACACGATCATTAGAAGCAGCAATGAAGTCCATGATAATCCGCTCAATCTTACTGAACGAAAGGTCCAGCTCACTGCGAATCTCAGGGGAGTCCATCTCACCCAACTTGTCGTCGCGTACCTGTAGTTTGAAGAAGGTGGTTTGAGGAGGTAGTAAAGCAAGCATCAACTTGGATGCCAAACTCACTACATTCTTGGCACCAATTGACTGCCACGGCATAGGTAGCCGCTTACGTGAATTGGTGGTACTCGTATCATCAGTTAGCAGGTACGGCAATGTTAGTTCCGCACATTCAATAGCCGTATTCAAGAACTGACTACGGGTAGATGAAAGACGGTCATACGCCATACGTGCACTAAGCATTTAATCCTCCAGAGTTACCACCGGGCGTAGGATTATTCAAAGGAATACGAAGGCTGTCTGCTGTACGTCCGGCCCGTGCTCTTGAAGAGTCAGATTTCTTTTTACCGTACGTGACATTAGGCTTAGTTTTCTCAACATCAGCATCCAAAGGAGTTGCCTTAGGTAAGGGGGCTGGAGCAGGTGGTGCTGGTGGCGTTGGTGGCGGTGGCGCTGGTGGTTTAACTTCTGGTGGCTTGGGTTGGCTTCCGAAAATACACATTAGTTTCTATCAAGTCGGTTAATTAACCATTCGACAACAGAACGTTGTCCAGACTTATACATAATCTGGCTTAGGTTGTTATCAGGTGATGGTGTTACGTTAGGAAAAAACTCCTCCATCTCTTGGAGGATCTGATCAGGACTTGGGCCAAACAAAGGCTCAAGCGTATTGGGGGAGATTGACATTACTATGCTCAAAGAATGCTGGCATCCGTGCAGACTTAGTAAAGGAAAGCTCAGGAGCTTTGCCTTGATACATCAGGTTGTCACTGGAATCCAGCCAAAATTTTTTGTCTAAATATTTGTCGGTGTTACTACCAAGTGGTTGCATCACCCAATTGATTGTTGCCTTACGTAGTTTGTCTAGGCTTGGAGAGATCTCTAGCCCTAGTTCTTTACATACAATTGAATTCGCGGCGACATGCAATTGTTCATCTCGGCTGATATCTGCGCTCACTGTTCGCATTCCAGCGTCACCATTAGCGCGAAAGAATGGTAGAAGAACGAAGAAAATTGAACGCTCGGCAACCATCGCTTTGAGGATCGTGTGATCTGGATGCGCTGTCCAAGCATCACGTAACCGTAACGCTTCAGCTTCAGCCTTTTGATCAACCCCGTAAGCATTGGCAATGTAACCAAGTGCCAGGTCGTGGTTCTCTTCGTCTTTAATGTTTGATTCGAGGAGTTGTCGTGATAGCTCCGGTACGTCGGCAACCAGCGCATCACGGATAAAATCTCCCACAGGTAGTTCCATATGTCGCAACGCAAGTGCACGGAGCAGTGTCTCGTGTGCACCCTCTTTGCATGTACCAGCACTTGTCTGTACTGGTGTCCATTTCCGTTTTCTCTTTAGTAGTTTCTGGTAAGGATCTAGTCTCATTCTTGGCAATCACATTGTGGTTCTTCATTTAAAATGTCCTCTAAATAGCTGTCTACTTCTGACTCATCTAATGCAGCATATGCATTTGATTTATCTTGTGTATCCGGCATCACTTGAAGTGAATAATAGAGGCTAGTTTGCGGGGACCTTAGCCACTCTTCCACGAATTCATTGTCGTAGGTTACAACGTCACTCCAAGAGTTAAAGCTATATCCATGAAGAAGCCCTGTGTTATTGAGTAGTGTCATCAGTCCATCAGCGACTGCCTTGTAGGCATCCCAACCAACTTCTGATGCAATCTCAACATCACCATAATTGTATGTTTCTACACCGAATGTACCGCTATCACGGTCAACAGTGCGGCTGATAGGTGGTGCAATTTCTGGGGTAGCTGTGAAGCCATCGAGATCTTTTGATCTGTAGCTACACGATGCAGTAGGGGCAATTGCAAACGCCCTATCCATCTTATTTGTCTTAGCAATACGTGCTGCAAGGTTGATGCCTAGCTTTAGCTGTACTGCTAGTTCATAGGCTGGTGTACGGATTACTTCACCACTATTCAGGCAGCGAAGTCCTTCACCAAACTGTTCATAAGTTACGCCGTACCGCCGTAGGAGATTTGCGAGGCCGAGTACTCCCAGTCCGACTTGTCTGTCTGTTTCGCTTGGGAGATATTCTCCTGTATCGCCAACGCCAGTTCGACCATGGAGTTGGCACAGTTCTGACATCCCTTCAGTGAAAGCTCTTGGAATGTCGTCAAATTCACAGGCACCGAGATTGACATGCTGCAAGAGACAGGTGCCTCGGCTTGGCAAGTACACCTCAAGGCATACATTCCCTCGGATTCTTTTTCCATTTTTGTCATACTTGATTTTGTTTAACCAGATGTCACCACGTTTGATGCCATCCAGAATGATCTCTTTGTGTGGCGTAGCCTCCCACATTTCGGTAGTGAGGTTGATGCATCGCTTAACCCAAGGCAGCTCACTTCTAGGAGTGGATACAAACTCAGGAATATCGGGATGGTCAATGTCCAAATGACACACCACCGCACCTGATCTGTAGGCACCACCTCTGCGTAATACCTCATTCAACGTTGAATAGATTCTCGCGAAAGATACCGGTCCAGATGCAACCAATCCTTTTCCATTTTCTGTTCCTTTGGGTCGCAGTTCCGACAAGTGGACCGCAACTCCTGCTCCATAACGTAGGCCAAATGATACATAGCGCCACGATTTTTCCAATCCATCAGGACCCTCCATCGAGTCTTGTACTACAAATACTGTGCAGCTAACTGGAAGCCTTGACTCAGGGTTGTCGAGCCAAGATTGTACACGTCCAGTACGTGAGATTAGTGAGGTGGTCATTGATTAAATAAGATCAGTAAGTGTTGGTTCTTTATAATTAGGTCCTTTAAGAACCTTCCCGTCCGCTCTGTAGATGGGCTTACCGTCTTCTCCGAGCTTCGACATGTTTGATTTGTGGACACGATGCATTGCTTCATCGAGATCCCACTCTTGGCTAGCAGCCATTTGGTAGCAGACATATACAAGGTCCGCTAGTTCTTTCAGTTGTTCACACTCATCCTTAAAATGATATGCCTCATGGAATTCACTCCACTCCTCATCAATCAGTGCTTTCTGTATTGACTTCTGATTCCTCCCCGTCTCCAAAGAGTAAGCTTGACGAAATTCCTCCGCTTGATCGAGGAGACTGGTGTGAATGTAAGAGTTCATTTTCTAGGTAGTGGATAGCTTTCTTTAAGTCTTGCTCTTTGCTGTCTTTATGACCAGCGCGAACAATATATTTAAGAGCACAACCAAGGTGATAGTTCAGTCCTTGGTCTCGTATAAAGTCCCACGTTTCCATGGAACCTCTTGTGTAGTAGGCGGGTGAGAAGTGGGCCATTGCTTAACTAAGTTGCTAACGGTATTGCATAGGCAGAAGTTCTGATGTTGTAATGCCATCAGTAATGTGATGATGTCTGCTTTGTCTGCCTCAGGTAGCAGATCATCCATTCGACGGAGCTTGAATTCTTGCTCCATCGTGAGTTCAGTTATTGGTGGCGGTGGGATGCCAGGGAATGACTTGTCCATCGTATTCTTTGTTAGTAAGTATCTTTGCTAGCTGTGCATTCATAAGAGCTACCTCTTCACCAAGTTCTTTAGCTTTAAATGCCTTAACTACTACATCCCAGTTGTAACCATCCTCTTCAAACATAGCTACTGCACGCTTGACACCAATGCCAGGGCAGCCACCGTATCCATCAGTCTGATCACCAGCTAACGTCTGAATTAGATGCCACTGTCTACCCTCTTCGGGTTCAATAGTGACTGTCTCTTTCATGTCGTATAACTTGCCAGGAATTTGGCGCATGTCTTTGTCAGGCGAGACAATGATGTTGCCTGGATGTTCTGTTGCATAGATACCCATGGCATCGTCAGCTTCAAGCTCAGGTAATCGGATAAGTTCATATCGTTTACCCAGCTCTGTAATTACGCGACGATACCCACAGGGCTTTTTCCTGTTGCGATGACCCTTGTAATCGGCAAAAATTTTCTTCCTAAAATTCTTAGAGTCACTAAAGAACAAGATCATGTCTGGGGTGTCCCACATGAACTCTGTCTTGATCCTGGTCAGATCACGTTCGACATTCTTCATGGCCTCCGAGAACTTACTAACTACAAGGATGACATCATCACCAAAGTTGATCTCATCTTCTGCAGCAGCACATGCTTTATAGACTATGTAGTCAGCATCAATTAGTAGTTTCATCAATGCACCTCTGCCCAGTTGGCTCCAACCTTTGCTTCTGCTGTGATCGGGACTCTAAGTTTGTAGTATTCACCAGCTTCTGCACTGCTAAGTACCAGGGATGCTGATAAATCTTGTGCGTGTTCTGGGGGACACTCGAATTGTAATTCGTCATGTATAAATGCAAGCTGTGATGCACACAGCCCTAGCTCCTTTATGTTTGATTGATTGATAGTCATCCAACGCTTCGCGACCACACCGGCCCCTGACTGGAGCAAATAGTTCAAAGCTTTGTGAGGACTATCTACTTTGATGTGTCGTCCATCAATAGAACCGACATAACCCTCTTGGCTTTTCTTTTTGATTGCCTCAAGTAGTTCCGCAAGTCCATCAATAGCAGAAACAAATGCTTCTCTAATTTCTTTACCTTTCTTCTTAGCCTGCCCACTTGTTAGAAGGGGGTCGTAGGAATAACCGATTTTTTCATTTCCGGCACCATAGATGAAGGCATAGGTAATTGTTTTGATAGCCCTTCTACTGACTCCAACTTTGTCTGCATTGACTTGATGAATGTCACCGTTGAGGAGAGTTTCGGTAAAAGAATTACTCCAGCGGCCAAGATAGTGGCCGAGCATACGAAGCTCGATACCGCTAAGGTCGGCACCAACCATGATCTGACCTGGCGTAGCTTGGAATAGTTTTCTGAATTCTGGGTCACTTTTTGTTTGCCCTAAGTTAGGTTTACGGTGTGCACATCTGTGCGTATTTGTTGCAACTGAACAGTGGTGATGTATACGATTAGCAGTCGTACATAGCTTGAGCCATGCGTTGGTGCCTTCGGAGATCATCCCCAAGCTCTTCGTAATATCGAGACATTTCAGAAAATCCAAAGCAATCGGTGGTCCATCGGACGCAACAATCTCCTTCAGTACAATCTCGTCGATAATCGGCTTCCCAGTAGCTGTCTTTTTCGTCAGCTCTACCTTGTAAATCTCTGTCAGAATCCATGCAATATGGTCTCGCGATGTGGGGTTTGTTTCTTTTAAACGGGTGAAGGTTACACCTTCGACGTAACCAGCCGGTCCGTTATTTCTTTTAGGAGTAAATTCCGGTCCTGCAACGTAAGGATGCTGGTTGCGTAGTAGTTCAAGAGTTTCTTCAAGCTCTTTTCTGAGAGTAGATGCAAGTTTCCATGCAGCATGTTGGTCAAAGTACCATCCATGTAGTTCTTGTTCAGTTAATATTTGAGCAACTTCGTGCTCTAGTCGGACCCACTCAGGTATTTGTGGAAGTGGTCGCATAATTTGGTGGTTACGATAACGTCTTGACAGCAATAGGTTTCCATCTCTGGTGACCAGTCTTGCCAATCTGTGGTTTTGCCAAACTCACCTTTGTATTCACCTAGCCTGTAGCCGTATGACTCAAGGCTGTGTCTGCCATAAGTTTGAAGCGGCATATTTGGAATGCTTCGCTTCTTATCTACTTCAATAATGTCTGTGTGATACAGACGTGATAGAAGCAAGGTGTCTAACACAAAAGCAGTAGGCATAAACCACGGGTAAATCCTTCTAATTGCTGGTATGTCGTAGCCAATGATGTTATGACCAACGATTACATCAGCATCTTCTAAACGTTGTACCCCTCGAACAATCGGCTCTTCGTTGCCTTGATCGTTGTACACAACGGTCGTGTCAGTATCGCTGTCATAAATAACAAGGCAGTGGATCTTGGTAAGATCATTTAATAGTCCGTCTGTTTCCAGATCGAATACCAGCATTTTTCCAGATGTATGTTTTATCTACAAACTGAGCACGTTGTACTGCTTCAGGTGTAGGTGGGTTTGGTTTAGAAATCGGTAATGTCGAAGTCTTTTGTTGCTTCAGTTTCATTAAATTTACAAGTAGATAAATCGAACTTCAGTTGGCAAGCCTCGCCAACCTCGCCTGAATAGCGGTTCTTAAGGACTCGCACAGTCGTAGCATCTCGTTCAGATCCACTCTGTTGGTTCCGTTCGAGTGCAATAACTGAGTCGCTAAGCTGACCGATGCTTCTAGAGCCACGAAGGCTTCGGAGTTGTACCCGGCCCCCCTCTTCATGTGATTGTCCATTAGGCGGTGTTGTTGTGTGACATACGAGAAATAATGCGATACCAGTTCTTTCAACTAGCGATCTAAGTTTTGTCATTGTTCGATCAATCATGACCCTCTCGTTGTCATTCTCAAGACCGCTCAATAGGATTGACAAGTGATCAAGGAAGATGACCTTTGTATCTAACCCAGCCGCCATGTATTCAATGCGGTTATAGATATGGTCAGGGTCATAGCTACCAAAACCATCAAAGAGATGTAGGTTCCATTTAGCTATTGTCTTGTCAAAGATCTCTGTTAGCTCGCTTCGTTGTTGTTCACCGAGGTGTAAAGATCGATTGCTGGCGACTGACATAAGTCCGAGAGATGTACGACGCATGGATTCTTCAAGTGCCAGAAAAGCAACCCGTTCTCCTTTATCAAGAAGGTGAGTTGCGATTGCACGACAGAAGGAGCTTTTTCCGATTCCAGACCCCGCAGTAATTGTGACAAGCTCCCCATACCGGATCCCGTGTAACTTTCCTTGTAGTCCTTGAAATGGGTAGTCATGGTCTGATGGTGGTGATGGTGTTGTAATTAAGTCAAGGAGTGTCTTTGCATCGACAATCCCGTCAGGTTGATATTGAACGTGGTCGTAGTTACATACAGCCCTTACAGCTTCTGTCTCTCCGGCCTGTAATGCTTCTGAGGCGTCTTTGTAATCCTCTAGGAAGCCGATGAATACTTTGCCAGGTGGTAGTACACCAGCAGCTTCTTTAGCAGCCTTCTGGCCTGCCTCATCGTTGTCAAAGAAGAGGACTATCTTGCTGTAATAATTGATCCATTCATAGTTATTTTGAATGGCTTTCTTGGCAGCAGCAGCACCGTTAGGTATAGAAACTACAGCCCAATTAGGCTGAGCTTCCCAGACAGACATAGCGTCCATCTCTCCTTCAACGATGACTAACTTCTCATCACGTTTGGTTGTCTTGTGGCGATAGTTCTGCATCCCAAATAGGGACTTGACTTCACCTTCACAGCGAAACTCTTTGTCTTTTGTTCTTACTTTTGCTCCGACAACCTTTCCAGTGCTGTCGAAATAATAGTGGCGTAAGATGTCACCATCTTTGTAGGTTTTGAAGAGTTCACAGGTTTTTTCAGAGATTTTTCTAGATTGCAGCCGTCCGGCTGATCCTTGTAGCTGAACATGGGTCACTTGATGAGTGTGGGTGATGTTATTGCCATGCGTTCTTGCATGACATCTAAAACAAAAGGTGTGGCCATCTGAGTACAAACTATTTGCATCTGATGAACCACACTGATTACACGATGTGTGTCCTACGAATTCGTTTTCTTCGTGAACCATTCGATAGGTATATTGGTAAACGAAGCCCAAGGTATGCCTAACTTCTCGCAGTATTTGGCATACGTTGTCTTAGACTTCTTAGAGATAGTGTTATAAGGTGCTTGAAATATCATCCGTAAATCTAATTCAGGATGCTGTTGCACAACATTCTTGATCTTCCGTCTGTCGTCACTGTCCCAATAGCCTTTGCACTCCAGCAGAATCCCGCTAGGCAGTACAAAATCAGGAGTGTAATTGTGCATAATTGTATAAGGAACCTTAGTAGATTCATACTCATATTTCACTCCCAACCCAACCATTAGATCAGCAACCTTTTCTTCAAGGCCAGATCTAAAAGCCATCAGTCATCAATTGCTTTTTCAACAATTTCTTCCACGATCTCTGAGACTGCACGTCGCATCTCATATTTAAAATCGCTTTTGTCTGCTTTAAATCGGGTTACTGTAATTGCTGGTAGTTCAACAGTAAGCGTTGCTTCATACAGTCCTAGGTCTGCATTCTTCTCTACGTTGTAATCAAAAATCATTTGCATCCTCAACTGAACTAGGTGCAGCAGGCATGACATTTGGTTCTGATGTTTTAAATCCAGCAGTAGATCCAAACAATGCTGCAGCATCTTCAGTACTCAGGTCACCCATATCAACACCAGCAGATGAAGACAACGTGACAATTTGAATACCCTTCAACTTGAGGCTTGTGCCATACGTGACATCATCACGCAAGATGTAAGGTTTCTGTTGGAATGCAAGCTTTACTGTGCTGCCTGAATATAGAGGTGTTTCTACATTGGTAATTGGTGTACCTTCTGTATCAACAATAGGTGGCTTAGTCTCTTCATTCCAAGAGAACTTAACTTGATACTTACCTTCAGATACCTCTTCCCAAGGTTCAGGTTTAACTACTGAACGCTTTGGATTCTTTAGTCTTGATTGACACCATTTGAGTCCATCAACCCTATCTTCTTCTAGTTTGTCAGCAATGTCTTGTCCGACTATAGCTGTGAGCTTATAGCCAAACTTTCCAGGTTTCAGTACAGCTTGGAATCCATCAAGGAGTACAGGCTGTTCGGTTACGAATGTGTTACGGGTCATTAACAAAAAAAGTATTGTGATCTAATTACTGACTCAGGTTCGAGTGTGCCAATAATCGGTGGTTTAGTTTCGGCTCCAATTTGTGAAGCCCAGCTAGTTAAATAATCATGTTCAGCAAACAAATGCATGTATGTCTCTCTGACTAATTCAGAAAGAATGAACATGTCTGTTGCACGACATATCACTGAATCATGTATCAGTGCAATGGGTGCATTAAATCGAAGTGCAGATAGATGTAACAGAGATGCATCAAGTGAATGTATCAGATTCGGCGCTGTTGCATTCTTGTGGTGAGCTTTATCTACTATGTCACCATCTCCAGTAGCAACTCTGACCTTACATCTACCAAGTAGTTGTAGCTCAATTGTTTCTACTTGAGGTTTCATTAGCTTTTGTGTGACTACAAAACCTGAAGGTGTTACCCATTGAAGTTCTTGCAGACCACGATCAATAGCATTAGCTACTTCTTTTTCTATCCATTTCATGACCTTCATCGGACCAGGAACAATGACATTCATTGCATCCCGTACAGCTTTTACTGTTGCCGATCGGTCTTCTTTGTCTATTTCTACACCCTTTTCTTTCAATGCATCACGTATGTACCCACGGTTTGAGTACGGTTTTGCATTGTAAGGAACAGTCATAACCGTTCGTTTCGTCATTTTTCTATCGCAGAACGGACGTATACCTTCAGGAATGTTAGGTTTTGCCGTATCTGCAATGACTTTATATGCATCTTGTGGCTTATTACTTGGGTAAACGTTGACTAATTTAGCCGTACTTTTATCCCTAGCTAATCCTGCAAGGATCTGAAGACCACTGCAAGTAGCATCAATTGCCACAAAATTTCTGGTGTAGTTTCTTTTACAAGCCAGACATGTCATGTAATATTCCTCACAAGCTGCAAGGAATTGCCACGGCTCATCTGCTGCTTCCCAATCAGATAAGTTTCCAATTGGATCAGTTGCTACACGTTTGATCAAGTCATGGTTATTAAGTGTCCAGTCTTGTCTTTCATCCATTGTGGATTTATCTAGTCCATATGTTGTAGCAACACTGAATCTTAACCAGTACTTTGCATCATGTGTCACAGGTGCTGTCTCATGAAAAGACAACAAGCTTTTACCAAAGTCTGTATCTTGTGGTGTCAAGAATGCAGGAATTGGATATGCTCTTCCGCGATAGTCCAGGGACCAGGGACAAAAAAACTTCTCCTTATCTTTGAATACCTTGACAGCATTCATGGTCATTCTTGTACGACATGACCGCTTGAATTGCTGTGCATTGACATTCAATACCTCTGCTGCTCTTCGTCTGTAGTCCTTACGAGAATCGTAGTTCTCAGCAATATCTACAGGCTTAGGTGGTAAAGCTAACTCAACGACAGGGACAAACTTACCAAGCTCAATACCACGTTCTTGTAGTGTCTCAGCGACATCAACAATGAACGGGTTGAGAGTGTACGCAACCTTCTGAATATGGTTCAGAAAAGCAATTGGTGTTTCTCCCTGTATACATGTGGGCTTGCTTCGTCGGACCATGTCATAGCCCTTCATCACCTCATTTAAGAGGTAGCCACCTTGCCTTTCGTTGCTCCAATCATTTGGTTCAACAAGCATTGGCCAAGCAATTGGACTAAACAGCTCAGCCTTTGCCATCACCTCATCCCTGATCTCTAAAAATTCAGGGGTGGGTACGATGAACCGCTCACGTTTGCCGCCAAGTTGAGTCAACTGGCTATCAAACCATTGGCTTGTAACGCATATGCAATCCAACAACCAGCCACCAAGTTTGATCCTGTTAGCTCGCCCCCAAGGCTGCCAATGATTTACGTCATAGCGATTCATCAATGTCCTGATGACAACAACCTTCTGTTCTGTCCCAATAGAACGATGCCAATAGTTCTCCTTCAGGACGTGCAGTAGGCCAGGAACATTGCGTTCGTAGTGACGCATCATGCACTCGTCTTCCACAGCCTTACCGATGGCGTCTGTGACGTTCTGAAGTTGGTTTGCCTTGCGCTTGCTTGAGAACACCTTGTCAAAGGTCACCTTGCAGGCAATGGCCGCGGCCACTTCAGGCTCGATGTCAGCTAAGTACTTATGAATGGCAGCTAGGTGCTTGCCTAAGTGCCGCTCATGGATGCGTTTGTTTGTGTCTTTGATCTGCTGAATGACCTTGGGCAACAGCTCATCAATTGAACTGACGCCATACACAGAAGCACTTGCATACTCCTTGTCTTGAAGCTTGATCGTATTGTCTCTTAAACGCTTAAGTCCTTGTCGTATCTGTTCCCGCTCAAGATCAACCTGAGCAGAGATTTCCGCTGGTGTTGCCAATAAATTTCACAGTAGTGTGTTCATTAGTCTTCCCATCAAGGAAGGGTGTTTTAAATACTTGAGTGTATAACTGGCTTTTTAAGAAAGGCCAGGGATTTTGCCCTGACCTATACCTCAAAGGTAAGTACTTTTTGAGAAGTACCTGAAACTAGCGCGTCTACCAATTCCGCCACATCCGCAGGCGAGATACACTGCAATGACTGGTGTCTTGCAATGAGGCAGAAATGAGATGAGTGTGGACTCTTGACCCATTTCTTCTCGAACAGCGTAGCAGAACGGTTAATAGTCTAGTTAGTTAAGAGGTTATGCAGCCGCTGTGAGTCGGCTGTACGCCTCAATGACTTGATCATCATTGATGTGCGTGTAGTACTCCATGGTCGTTTTCATGGAGGCATGGCCCATCATTTTGTGTGCCTTAGCTGGGTGCACATCGAGGTTGGCAAGCCAGGTGTTGAACGTGTGCCGCAGACAATAAGGTGTGAGCTTTTCGTCTAGCTGCAAGTAGTCACGAACATCGTTGAACTTGACACGGTGTGCGTCTTGGGAAGTAAACAAATCACCAAAGATTTGAATCTCAGGATCAGTGCATGATTCCAGATTCCTTGACAAGATTGGCATCAACTTGTTGTATCCATCGCTGCCGCTCGGCAGGTAGATACGACGTTTGCGATGTGTCGTCTTGAGCGTGAATCCTTCCCGTTCACCAACAGCAATGAATGGAACAGGTGCATCCAAGTGAATGTCATTCGGTGTGAGTTGACTGAATTCAGCCCAACCCAATCCTGTCCATGCACTGAGCATGACGGTATCAGCCAAGCTCTCTTGATTGAAGCAATTCTTTGCGGCTGCATAGAACTGATCAACCTGAGCAGGTGACAACGTAATACGTGGTTGCTTTGTAAGTCTTAGTTTTGTGAACTTAAACTTACCTTCACCTGTGATCCACTTATGCCTATTGTTTTGATAGGCAAGGACACCCATATCAATGCAATGGTTCAGAACTGTTTGTATGTTCTGAATGCAGTGATTGAGGGTTTGGTCAGCTAACTCACGATAAACACGTAGTTCACTGATGTAAGTTTCCATCATGGCCTTGTTGAGGTCCTTGATTAGAAACCGTCGCCCTTGTGGGTTGTAGTTACTGAAGTGAGTGGCATAGGTAATTGCCGGCTTACTCCCTTTGCGGTGAGGTTGCCATTCATCCCTGGTCTTGATCGTGTAGTCAAGTGCTTGACCCCACGTTTTTAGGTCAGTCATAAATGATGGATTTCATGGTACGTGCGAGGTCTTTACCCTCTGATGTCAGACGCAAAGCGATACGTCTATCTCCTTTGATCTTCTCCTTGGTAATTAACCCCAAGCCCTTGCTGTCCACTCCCCATCGTCCAGCCGCTAACCAATCGGTATTACGACTAGCTGATGCCGTGGTCAGATTCAGTGCTTCTTCCATCGCTTGCTTGTGACAGCCGTCGTGTGAGGCGATGTATAAAAAGCAGCTAACAAGCTGACCAGGTATCTCCCGGTTCATGAGTCGGAGCAAGTCAAACGCTCTCTGGATCTTGTCCAGACGAGCATCTGTGCATTGATTCCGAAGTGGATCCACGGTCCTGAGGTGTGGTACTTCCGCACTCTAAACGAAGTCTACCCAAGTGGAGCTGAAAGTCAAAGAAAGATACATCATCAATAGTGATGTAAAAGTCAGGAAGCTTAAACATCAAGGTTTAAGGAGATGAGTGTGGATTGTCATCAAGGCGTTGTTCGTTGCGAATTTGTTCTTGCAGAACATAGGCTTTACTACCTACTGGGTAGGTGCCGTTTAGTAAAATCTGTTGTACTTGGTTATCCGAATAAACCAATTCATGAAAACGCTCTTTTACTAAAGCGTAAACATACTCAGAGACGGTTACACCCTTAAGCGCACAAACACTTTTGAGTAACGCATGAC